TTAAAAAAAGAGAGTCAGATTTTGTAATCTGACTTTTTTTGTTTATACTTTACATAGAAATATTTTCTAACTTTTAAAAAACAAAAATATGATGTCAACAACAGAATCAGTACTGGCGCAGTACGAAAAAGACAAACAAGTCGCAAGCGGCAACGCAAACAAGGTATCCCAAGAGGATAGAATGAAAAAGTATTTTACCACCCTCCTCCCAAAAGGTGAAAGAAGCGGTGAAAGAAGAATTAGAATCCTACCTATCAAAGACGGTAGTAGTCCATTTGTTCCCGTGTATTTCCATGAGGTACAGGTTGATGGTAATTGGGTTAAACTTTATGACCCAAACCAAGAGGGTAAACGCTCACCACTGAACGAAGTACACGAAGGATTAAAAATGACAGGTGACGAACAAGACGCAATTTTAGCTCGTCAATACAGGTCTAAAATGTTCTATATTGTAAAAGTTATTGATAGAGATAGAGAACAAGATGGTGTTAAATTTTGGAGATTCAAAAGAAACACTAAAAGTGAAGGCGTTTTAGATAAAATTGCACCACTTTTTAGAAATAAAGGCGACATTACTGACTCACAGACGGGAAGGGATTTAATTATTAATCTAAACCTAACTAAGGCGGGTAACGGTAGAGAATATACCACCATAACATCTATCATCCCTGAGGACCAATCTCCACTACATAGTGATTCAGTTATTGCGGACTCTTGGATTAATGATGAATTGATTTGGTCTGATGTGTATTCTAAAAAACCTGAAGAATATTTAGAAATGATTGCTAAAGGTGAAGTGCCAAGATGGGACACCACTACAGGTAAATACGTTTCAAATTCTACTCAAGAAATTGAAATGTCTAAACCATCTTCACCAACAAATACATCAATTCCTCAAATTGACCCACAAGAAGACATGGATGGGGATGACGATTTACCATTCTAATTAAAACGAACTTGGACACTAGTTGTAATCACGTGTCCAAGTTCTTCTTTTTTTAATTAAAAATAATACAAAACATACAATGGCAATTAAGAAAAAAGAATTCGATTATATATCCAAATTCTCATCGAAAACAAAATATAAGGATGAAAATTTTTATTATTGTGGTGAAGCTTTTAATAGTGCTTGTGGTTTACCTGGACCCGTGATGGGAGGTATTAATATGTTCTTAGGACATACAAACTCATCAAAAACAACCGCTATGATTTTAGCTGCGGTTGACGCACAAAAGAAAGGTCATTTACCCGTTCTTATTATCACCGAAAGAAAATGGAAATGGGAACACGCTATTGAGTTGGGTTTTCAAGCTGAAAAAGACGCGAATGGTGAATGGACGGGTGACTTTATCTTCAATGATTCATTTGACTACATTGAACAAGCAACCGATTTTATAAACGATATCATTGATGCTCACGAAAAGGGTGAAATTCCAAGACACGTTTTATTTTGCTGGGATTCAATTGGTTCAATACCATGTAAGATGACCTTTGATGGTAAAGGTGGTAAACAACACAACGCAAGTGCATTATCTGATAAAATTGGTATGGGTATTCATTCAAGAATTACCAAATCAAAAAAAGAAGATTATCCATCAAAAGACTCGTCATATTATCTAACAATGGTTATAGTAAATCAGCCGTGGGTAGAATTACCCGACAGTCCGATGGGTCAACCTGAAATCAAACCAAAAGGTGGTGAAGCCATAAAATTAGCTTCTACACTTATTTTTTTATTTGGTAATCAGAAAAAATCAGGTATTAATCAAATCGACGCAACTAAAGATGGTAGAAAAATTGTTTATGCTGTTAGAACCAAAATTTCAATCCTTAAAAACCACGTTAACGGATTAGGATACAAAGATGGTAAAGTTATCGTTGTTCATAACGGATATATTGCTGATACTAAAGAAGCGTTAGAATTGTATAAAAAAGAATATTCGAGTTTTTGGAGAGAAAAATTAGGGTCTATTGACTTTAATTTAGAGGAATCAATAACTTACGATTACGAAGAAGAGGAAGATTAATTTTTGTTTAATACCATAAGAGTGATAATTAATGTCTAATGTATTATTAGTAGATGGTGACAATTTACTTACTATTGGTTTTTTTGGATTAAAAAATCACTTTTATAAGGGGGAGCATATTGGTGGGATATATCATTTTATAAACACTTTAAGACGAGCAATTGAAATCCACCACTTAGATAAGATTGTTATTTTTTGGGATGGGCAAGATGGTTCTATAACGAGAAAAAGATTCTATCATCAATACAAAGAGAATAGAAAATCCCGAATAAGGTCCGAGGAAGAATTACATTCTTATGGAAAACAAAGAAACAGGATAAAACAATACCTTGAAGAACTTTTTGTTAGGCAAGGTGAATATGAATTCTGTGAGTCAGATGATTCAATCGCTTATTATGTTCATAACTCACCAAAAGAAAATAAAATAATTTTTTCTTCAGACGGTGATTTGACCCAATTAGTTTCCGAAAACACCAAACTTTTTAATCCATCACACAGTAAAATATATCAACCTAATGATATGTTCGTTTATGACCATGAACAAATTCTTATACAGAATATAAAATTGGTTAAAATAATTTGTGGAGACCCATCGGATAACATTGCGGGTATTAAAAATTTAGGTGTCAGGAGATTAATATCATTAGTTCCCGAGATTAAAACTGAAGAAATTACCGTTGAATTTATTCTTGAAAGATTTAATAATTTATTTGAGGAAGACAATGATAATCATATTGTAAAGAATTTTTTGACAGGCGTTACCAAATATGGGATATTGGGTGAAGAATTTTTTGATGTAAATAGTCGTATTGTAAGTCTTGATAATCCTTTTTTAACCGATGAAGCAAAGGAATCTATAACTTCATTAATAAACGATTTGATTGACCCAGAAGGTCGGTCATATAAAAACACCATGAAGATGATGATGGAAGATGGTATATTTTTATTACTTCCAAAATCGGATGACGCATGGATAAATTTTCTAAATCCATTTTTAAGATTAACAAGAAAAGAAAAGAATAAAAAATTAATTAAAATTAAAAACAATGAGTAATCAAGAAGTAACAAAGTTTGAGTTTCTTTTAACATTAGAAGGAAACATTATCTGTCAGAGATTTTTCAATGTAAGAGAACATAACCCAAAGTCTAGACGTTCCATGGATTTACACTATTATGTTAAAAATATTTGTGACAATATTGGTGTAGATTTGAAAACAAAAACATTGGATTATTTACATGAAAATCGTGATTATTTTTGTGGTTTGGACAATGTAGAAACCGATGAACAAAATGAAAAAGAGTATTTTTTGCTCGAGATTAAGATGGGTGACGATGTATTTATTCAAAGAATGTTTTCCGCTAAATTATATCATCCAAAGGTTAGATATACGGTAGACATTCGTCCATATTTAAAAAGATATTTGTCAGATTTAACCAACATTTTATCATCTAAAAATTTGGAAACAACTTATTTAAACTATAAATTATAAAAAAATAAAAAACTATGTCAGAAAAAAATTTTGGTTTTCTCGGAGCGTCATTTCAACAAACGTTGATTAAATCTATCGTAGAGGATAAAAAGTATGGTGAACAGATTATTGATGTAATTGAGAGCAAATATTTTGATAATAGTTCTTTTAGATTTATCACCTCGCATATCAAAGAATACTATCATAAATATGGGAAAATTCCCGATTATCAGAGCTTGTGTCAAACTATAATTCTTGAAATAGGTTCACAAGAAAATGCGAGAATACATTTAGATACAATTCACGATATTAAAGAAAATACAGTAGATGACCCGATGGTGAGAGAAGAAGCTCTTAATTTTTGTAAACAACAAAATTTAAAGAAGGAACTTAAAATGGTAACCACTATTATTGAGAATGGTAAATTTCAAGAATACCATAAGATTGAAGGTATTATTCAAAAGGCACTACAAGTAGGATTACCACCTGAAGAATGTATGGATGTTTTTCACAATATCGATGCCGCTTTAGAAAAAGATAATAGACAAGCAATACCAACAGGTATAGAGGGTCTTGATACCGCTTTAAAGGGTGGATTGGGTATTGGGGAGCTTGGTGTTGTATTAGCTCCAACCGGTACGGGTAAAACGACTATATTATCACTATTCGCAAATACTGCATACCTATATGGGTACAATGTCCTTCAAATATTTTTTGAAGACAATCCCGATAATATCAAAAAGAAACATTATACAATTTGGTCAGGAATCGCACCTGACGAACAATCTGAAAATAAAGATTTTGTTAAAGAAAAGATAAACGTAGTTCAAACTCAAAGTAAAGGGACATTGGATATTTTAAAATTACCAAGTGATTCGGTTTCAATATCCGAAATTAAATCTCGATTGAGAAAAAGAATTTCAGAAGGTAAAAAAATTGACCTTTTAGTTATTGATTACGTAGATTGTATCAGTCCTGAAAAATTAAATTTCGGAGAAGAGTGGAAAG